AAACAAGCATTACCGACACTACTTCTATCTTCCAGCAGTAATTGCGTTATGCTTGCCTGCTAATGCTGGAGATGTAGGCGGTGTTAGTGCTACTGCTGCTCCTAACGCTTCATCCAGTGGTAGCGTTATCAATCAAGGTGTACAGGTTTTACAAGGACCATTCCATACCAACACATACGGTAACGGAATACAATGCCAAGGAACCACGTTAAGCATCACACCCTTCCTTACAGGTGCATTATCGCTTAAACGACCATACGAAGATTTCTATAAAGACCCTGTTTACGATACAAGTGATGTAAACGATGATGGAATCATTGATAATCCAGGTGGCATCTTATATTTTAAAGACATAAGAACAGGACAGAAGGATTCTACAAGCATCACAGGAGGGATCTCAGCAACCCTTTCAGTCCCACTGGATAAAAGATTCACGACTCGTTGTTTATCTGCCGCTACAACCCAAGAGAAAATACAACAGCAGATCTTGGCTAACAAGAGGCTTGACTTTGAAATTGCGAGGCTTCGTGAGTGCTCTAAGTTTAAGTCTCAAGGCATAAACTTCCATCCGAAAAGTTCTGCTTTTTCTATTTGTGCCGATATTTTGACCAGACCTTTTAAGGAAAAGCCAATAGATCACGTTCATCCTATTTCTTCAAAGACCTCTGTTCCTTTCTCCTTTGAGATACAGACAAAACCTTTGGTTTCTTCCCCCGTAGAGCAAGAAGCTTCTTAGTAATTTTCTTGGAGATCTTTTTGATTTGACCTTTCATCTGCTTCTGGAGCAGCTTTGCTATTGGTTGACCCAATACAGTTACACCGACAACGCTAGTAATTGCTATCGCACTTGTATTAAGTAGCGTCGTTGGTGGTGGAGTGTAAGTGTTAACAACTTCCAGTACACCTCTTTCCTCGTATAGAGTTTTGCATTGATTTCCATTTTGTTCGTACCCCCGAATTATTTTTGTTCCGTATTTTCCGATTGCCCCTACAGGCAAATCATCAGGTCTAGGGCAAGGCAGGATTTTAGGAACTAAAGGATTTGTTGGTGGTGGGTTATTGTTGTCTGCTGTCGAGGTAGATTCTTCTTTGCTATCTTCCTCTTGGTTCTGTTTCTTTTTCTTTTGTCTGGTTGTATTAACTTTTGGTGTAGTAGGTTCTGGGACTGGCTCTAAATCTTCTGGCCTGTAATCAACAGGATTAAAAGAAGGCATCCCTGCATCACAAAATACCTGAACTCCACGGTTATCGTCTGTTTTTAATTTTTTATTGTTACCTGAATCTGGATGTGCTTCTACGCAACCAGGGATTTCAAATATTAAATTAGGTTGTTGTAAGTTAAGCGTTACGGGTTGAACATTGGGGATGTTCGTAGAAATTTTGTCGATAAAATTATCAGGGATAGAAACATTATCGACTTGTATATTTTGTATTTCATCCACTTAACAGTCTACGAAATCACCACCAATATCTTTTCCTAATTGCCCTGCTTTCTTAACAGCAACTGCACTAGCAATCCAGCCTATGATGGGGATGCTAGATAATGTACTAGCAGCAGGAGTAGCAGTAACCAAAGAAGTTCCTACAATTTCACCATTAGATTCTGCGCTACCTTTGTTCTTAATGCACTGAAGATAGTCAGCAGCTAGTGCTACGTTTGCTCCAGGTTGATGGGCAACGTATTCTTTTCTTGTGTAATCAGTTTTACCATTCCATTTACTTTTTTCTGAAGTAAACATAACAGTTTTAGGTGAGTGCATATTGTGATTTATAACAACCTCTAATCCTTTTTCTCCTTTGATGTAACGCATTTGGCTGCTGCTGTTTTCTGTGGTGGCTAATGAAGCAAGATTAGGCAGCGAATCTCCTGACCTGCTTAAGAGGATCATAGAAAAGAAATTACTACCGATTAAACCAAGACCAAGAAGTGCAGGAAGAAAATTACTTCCATTCATAATTTAGGTAATCCTGTTGTGGTGGGCATTGAAGGCATTGATTGTTTAACCAATTCAGGGATTTGACCCTTTACCTTATCTAGGATTGTATTCATTATCTTATCTTTATTCAAGTAACCGTATCCAAGACCGCCAATTCCTGCGATAAAAGCAGTGAAAGAAATAATTGAAAGCGTGTTGATTACTTTCTGCATTTAAGCTTTCCAAGTACTACTTATATTACTTTGTATTTCTTCGACTTCTTTCCAAGTTCCACTGACATTTACATGTATTGAATCAGCTTGTTTCCATGTACCAGATACATTCACCCAAGCTGTAAAACTTGGACCCATGACTGAAAAAGCAGCTATAGGTAATGAGAAATCAATATAATCTAAAGAACCACTAACAACACTAGAGCTTGCATCAACATCAGCTACAGGTAGCGAAAAATCAATATAATCTAAGCTAAGTGCTTCTGCTTGAGTAGGTAATGCCATTGTTTATTCTGTAGGTGCGTATAGTTCTTCTAATGCTTTGTTGATAACTTCTTGTTCTTTAGTTTCTTTTTTCTGCAAATCTTCTCTTTCTTTTAAATGTCTATTAACTAAAGTATCTATTTGAGTTTGTGTTTGACCTTCTGGGAGTTGCATAAACATTATTTCTGTTTCTGACGGGCTTTCATCGTTCGTTACTTCGATAACATATTCATAATTACCGTCAGTTAAAAGTGTTGTTTCTTTAATTGTGTTAGTCATTATGCTTGAGATGCCTCCATGTCGTCAAAATAAGCTGCTGAATTATCTCCAGAAGTTAAAGATATTTTAGCTATGCCAGCGTTGGCTGGTGTAAATGTAAGAGTTTGTTTTGTCCATGTACTATTGCCTAATGATGAACTAACTGATTGAGTATCAGCAATACCTATACTTGTACCTTCAACTTTCAATCCAAGATCAGTCATAGAACCTGTGCTTGGATAGATCCAAACTGAAACAGTAACTAGACTACTAGCTTTAACAGGTATTCGAGCAACTTCAAACGCATTTTTATATACTTTCCAGCTAAAACCTGAAGCTGTATGACGTGTAGATGTGTCTGCTTGAACAACTTTACCTAGCAAATCATTGTAATAAGTATATCCACTACTGTTTCTTAGGTAAGCGTATCCGCTATTACTTTGATTGTATATTTTACCACCGTAATGATAAGTAATTGTTGTATTGTTTACATACATTCTACCTGCATCTCTAACCTTAATCCTAGAACCTAAAGTAGAAGCATTAGTTCCTAAAATATGAACTTCAGCACCAGTTAATGATGATAAAGATTCTCCAATTGCCCCTGGATACTTGCCAGGTTGATAAAAAGTACTTTCATCATTAAGGATAGTGCCTATAGTAGTTTTTCCACCTCTAACATTCCCTGGATTTTGGTGGTTACTATTAACTGTCCCTATCGTATTTATACCTCCAATTATATCAAATCCAAATCTTTCGCCGTTTATATTGTATCCAGCATTAAAGGTGGTTACATCGAATGAACCAGTGGAGCTACTATTCCCCCATTTAAAAGCGTTAGTACTTCTTTTTCCACCATGAGATACATTTATTTCATCAATTAAAGTTGTGCCACTACCTGTAGTCTCAAAATGTAAAGCTCCTATGGAACTACTACTATCACCACTGCATACATTTCTCCAATAGTGGTCACTTCTATTTGTTTGAGCACTTTCAGTATTTGCGTTGTTATTAAAAGTAGAACCCTGAAACCAGAACCCAGAAACATTTGATGCACCATATATCTTCATTGGGCAATAGCCACCTTGACCTATATATATAACTTTTTTATTTGAGCCTTCGTTGTTACCGCAACCTGAAAAATAAATTGTGTCAAGTTCTGAATACGTTCCACCAGATGTACTGTTATAAACAGACCCAAATCTAGTAAATCCTAATTTTTTTAAGCTCCATCTTGAACTAGCCCAAAAAGAAAAAGCTCCTTGCATGTTTGTTACGCCATCCAAGAAACTTAGTTCTAAACTTTGACTACTCATTGAACTTCTATCCCATCCACCAGTTACACTGATTCGATTATTAGTAGATCCGTTTTTACTTTCTATAGTAAACCAAGGGACAGTACCCTGTATAAAAGTTAAATCCTCAATAGGCATCCTGACCGTTTCTCTTTTCTTGATACTTGCCGAATTATTTGAAGCTGACCAAGCACAAGACCCACCGAGATAATACCAACTATTTAGATCAGCGTTTTGTTGTGATTGACCTGCATTTAACATCACTCTAGTTCCATCTATTGATCTGATTGGATACCAGTCAGGATCAGCAGTAGTATTTAAACCAATTAACGACCTATGAGTTATTGAATCAGCAGAAGAAGAAGCCTTACAAGCAATGATATTACTTAGCCGTAATCCGCTATTGGACCAGCCCGTAGCATCTACATAAACAGCCACTGATTTAATACTTGAATTTAAAGCTGAACCAAAATCTTTTACAACTGGGAACCAACCTTTTGTGCCACCACCTCTATTGCATATATCAATAGTATGAACTGACGTATCTCCTTGCGTATCCGTACATAATCTCAATGATATTTTGCCAGTTTCAAATCCATACCCAACAGAGTGAGCATGTGCAAGGAATGAAATTTGCTGATAACCACTAAGGTCTAACGTACTAGGAAGTTCATAATATGCGTGCTTACCAGTAGCACTAGTGTTGAAACTAGATAGATTATCAGAACGGTCATGTTCTTGAACTTTCCCCTGATATGATGTTTCGCCTCCTGTATTAGTATCGAATGTTAAATCACTGTCATCCCATCCAGCTTTCCAAGGTGTTGTTCTTGGTCCAGTGCTTGCAATAGTTTGGGTTACAGCAGAATTTAATTTAACTCTTGCACCTGAAAAGTTCATAAATTTACCTCCAGAACCTGAACCAGATGAAGTAGCGGTAAATCCATCAATTTTAAAATTAGTTGAATCAACAACAGTTACTTCCCAAGTTCCATTAATATTTCCATTGCTATTAGTATTTTGAATAATCTGTATTGTATCCCCTGTTGTTAAATTATGACCTCTTGATACTCCTCCACTATCCGAACCACCACTGTAATAACAGTTAGTATTCCCAGTTGTTGTGCTGTAAGTTATGGTTCCTATAGACTCTCCCCAATCTTCTATTTGAGCTAATTTTTGAATTTTACCAGTGCCTACTGTTGTTGGATCTGGAGAACCAATGAACCGAAATTCATCACCAGCAGCAGGAGTTAAACCTGAAAATGTTTTCTTCCTATTAGCGAACGAAGTGCCATCGTTGGAATTGTTGCCGCCTTCTGGATCTATGTAATAAGTAGCCATTGGTTAAAACCTCTATGCTGTGTACTTTAACCAAACATCTCCGTCTGCTCCACCCGACGGATCGCTTGTTGATGTTGTTATCTTTTTCATTCCATTGGCAGAGCTTGCGGAACTGGAGCTAGTTAAAGTGATATAACTTGCAGAAGCATGATTACCCCATCCATAAGCTGTATTCCAATTAGAAGAACTGTCGGTCACAATACCGTAACTGCCTGCACTTGTGCGTTTTAATATCCCATTCGAGGCAAAATCTCCATCTACAACAACATCTGCATGTGATGTTTCTGAAGTAAGAAATCCAGCTCCATTAGTTAACTCATTTGTATTGGTTGGTATGGTTGGCTTATTAAGTATTCGGGCATCTCCTGTCGTGGCGTTCCAATCACTCTGTACGTTCACCTCTGCACCTGAGTCAATACCATCTAGCTTTGAGCCATCAGCCGATACATCTCTCCCATCAACTGTTTGGCTACCAGAGAAGGTAAGATTGCCTGTCATCTGTCCACCAGACTTAGCTAGTAAATTTCCTGTAGCTGTTACACCACCTTGCCAAGCTGAACCTGTATAAACTTTTAGCTCATCATTTGTAGTATCAAACCATAGATCACCTTCATCTAAGCTA